ATTTAATAATCAGAAATCATAACACAAATCATGGTTATACTTTTGTTGAGGTAACGCTTCACGCATACGTTCCAATAAAAGATTTTGAAGTGTTTAATAATTTCGAATATCAACCTATTGAACTACCGTACTCTGATGAAAGCTATGATTGGCATCGTGAAATGATGGATAAACAAACGAAAGAATTAGAACACTTAACAAGTTTAATCAGGTTAATAGAAAGCAAATGGTGGTACAAATTATTTTGGAAAGGATTTTAACATGAAAACACTACTAGAAATTTACCTTATTGGCTCGGCAATATTTTGCATACCGATTATTATTCATTGCGTATTATGCTATGCAGTTAAAGGTTATGGGAGGAAGGGTAATGGCGAGTAAATCAACATTAGAAATAGATTTGGTTAAAAAGAAATGGCCTATATTTTATTGGTGCACATCTTCTTTGTTCATGGCTTCAATATTTTTAATTATATTAAGCCCTTTGTTTTGGGTGTTTGGAAGTTTAGTATTATCGTTAAAGGTTTTATTTTCCTCGGCAAGCATATTTATGGCTATGCTGTTCCTATTAAAATGCATGATGTGGGAAGTAAGAAATTTCTTAGAGGAAAATCAACCTAAAAGTAATTCAAAATCAAAGTTTCAGCAAAGATTAGATGATTATATGGATAAGCAAAAGAAAAACACTAGTTTTTAAGCTGCTCACTAATCCACCTTCCCCTCAACCAATCGATTTTCTTTCTAACAAATACACAGGCATTTAAGGGATAGGGAAACTTATCCTTTGCTTGTTCTTCTATTGACTTATCCATGCTTCCAAAACTAATTGTGTTACCCAAGTACGCGAACTATTACCATCATAATTAATATTTCTACTACTCACTAATTCGGACTTCCAAACATCCATATTAGGAATCGTTAATACGCTGTTCTTTACCGAATCTTCAAATAACAATCCCAATATTACATCCGCTATTTCTTCAGCTACTTGACTGCCTCCTTTGTTGGCTGGCCATACCGTTGTAATCTGTATTTGAATGCTATCGTTATTATTACGATTACATTTATTAGATTGCGTTTCGTTGGATGTTTGATTAAGCAGAATTACATACGCTTCGCACCCCATAGATAACTTAACAATTCGCTTAGTATCTGTTTCCATTACGTATTCCTCCCAAACCCGAATAGATTGGGTTTCATAGAGGATGTTGCCGTCTAAAGCGTTTATAATTGATTTGCGATATGGTAATGTTGTGATTTGCATGTTATCTATATCTTATTGGCGTTTCAATTGATTTTTCAACGCTCCATTTACTTCTAAATAATCTACTATTAAAAGTGCCTATATTTATATTATATTTCTCTGCCATTTCTGTAACGCTTAGTGTTTCGTTTCTATATGTTAATAATACATTTTTACTTGTATTATTCATATTAACTTTACTAGTTACAAACCTACAATTATTTGGCTCATAATTACCGTCATTGTTTATTCTGTCAATATGCAATCCTTTTTGATAGCCGTTAGCTAATGCCCATTCGATAAATGACGATGGTTTTGATCTCCATTCTTCACAAAGATTTATACCTCTTGAACCATACCATTTATATTCCCTTGATTTGGCATTGTAGCATCTAGTTTTTATAGAGTTTAAAACGTTATAAAGCCTATATTCGATAGATGATTTGTCTTGCGTAATTCCATGAGTAACTGAAATTAATTTCTTACAAAGCATTGAAGCTGTTTCTTTAGCTAAACATCCGCATGACTTACATGAGTTTGTTTTAACTCTACCGATTCTGGTAGTAATATTATTTCCACAATCGCAAATAAATTTACCCATATAATGCTTACCGTTTTTAGGTTCGTATGATATTAAAGTTAATCTATTTGTTTTTTCTCCAATTTTAATTCTTAAATTTGTCATATCTTAATTATTTAGCAATACTAAGATACGAAAAACCCCTGTCATTTTTTAAATAGCAGGGGTTTATTATTTTAAATAGTCTTTCCGAAATTCTTAACAGCATCCTTGAGGTCGGCTAAAAACTGCTGTTTATATTTCATAAAAGCAGGAAGCAAATAAGGCTGTCCTATAATCGTTCCTTTTCCATTACGGTAAAATTTAGCAGCCGTTGCTCTCCATTCAGGAGGGACAGTTGATAGGTATCGTGAAGCATCTTGCCCTGTGGAAAACTCCACCCATGCAGCTATTTCTCCCGCCGATTTTTCAACAAAAACAGTACCGGTTAATCCTCTGTTTGATATTGTATACCCTATCGCTTGACTGATTGGCACCCAATTTCTACCCCTTGCAATATTAGGCTGCGTTTCAGTCCCTGCTTGCGTTCTAATCAAATCCCCCCCACCTGGGGCAAGTCTGATAGCTTCCATTTCCATTTCACCAATATTTAACTCTACAACCTGTTTAACCTCTTTCTCGAAGTTTAACGCAGCTGATCTAAGTCTCGTTGCAAATTGGTTAAAGTTGAGATTTGTTGCCATTATCTAGTCGGTAATATATTTGCGATTGCCGTAAAAACTATCTTACTTTTATAAACAAAATCTGGTTCAACAGATATAATCTTAAAATCCTCGCCACGCCATTTAACTATCATATCCTCAATAACTACCTTATCATCTCTAAACCTAACCTCAAATTTAAACACCGGCTTTAACTTTTCTTGGTTTGATTCTAAGGTTCTACTTGCTTTTAGTTGCAATACTGTAGCGGAGGTTTCCCAATAAATAGTTTCGGTATAAGTAACGCCTCCAACCCCATCATCTGTGTTCAGATAGGTTACTATTCTTATGCGCTGGTTGATAAGTCCGCTTATTTGCTTGCTCATATCGTTAGGTTCTTTGAGTAGCCAGCCGATAACAATGCTGCATTAGGCGATATTACATCAGTAGGAGGCAGTCCGCGTAATTTTATAATATAATCAGTTTCCGCTAACAATGATTGTTTTAATGCCGTGGGAATACTATCTAAATATCCCGTATTATATATTACGGTATAAATAGACGCATAACCAGATCCGTTAACACTAGATATTTCTACGTTTTCAAATGTAGTGCTGTAAAAATAATTGTATCCACTGCTAGAAATAGAATTTATCGAAATATACTTATTCCTGCCCTCTGAAACCTTGTATTTATCACTATCCATTACTCCATCCTTATCACTAACCGAAACAATTGAAATGTTAGGTGTTAATGGTAATTTTAGATTGCATCCACTCCATTCTATGGTAACGTCACGATTAACAAGTCCTATATTTAGATACTGCTCTAGACGCTCTCTAGCTGTTGATATAGCTATGCCTATTTGATCGTCATCTGAAGCGTAATCAGCATCTATCTGACTATACGCCTTAGCTTCTGCTAGGGTAATAGGTTCATCTGTTACTATGCCATAATCTACAATATCAAAACTCATGGTATTATTTTTTAGTAAATGTACTAAATAAAAAAAGCCTTAACAAATGCTAAGGCCTTAAATTATTTTGTGAAAATTTAATCTTCTTTTTTGGTGTACTTTTTTGCGATCTTTTGATCGATCAAAGCTTGCCCCTTAATTTTATGAGGACTGATAATATCCCCTTTTTTATAAAACTTTGTGGCCTCTAAAATCTCAACTGTCATTCTCTCGTTGTAATCAATAATAGTGCCTTTTTCAGCGTGTTCAGCGATCATTTTCTTTGAATCGAACGCCTTAACTTTTGGTTCTTCTGCCATGTTAATAATAATTGTTATTTAAAAATAAAGCCCCCGATTAAAGGGGCTATTAATTATGCTGCTGAAATGTCTGTTAAAACATCTGCAATAGTATCGTAAATGATCGACCCCCTGTCTGATAATTTAACATATCCTTGAGCGAATGTTTCGATTTTTTTAGAAACTAAGTTTTTAGAGAAATCGTCGTTTTCATAACCTTCGTTATAAATCGCGTCTTCGGAAATAACAAGATTGTATTTCTTTAAGTCACCGATTAAAATCGCTGTAGCTGGAATTTTGTTGGTAAACTCAATTTCAACATCACCAATCATCTTACCATTAGGCGCAACAAAAGGAGCAATGATATAACGACCCTCCGCATCTTTAATGCCAGCCATTTGGGCCATCCAAACAGTATTCAAAACTGCTGTGATTTTTCCGTTGTAGTTAGCTAAACGAATAGCTGTAGCCATTGCCATAACAACATCCCAAATATTTGCCTCTTGATAATAAGCGGCTAAAGCAGATGGCACTACGAATGCAGATGCGTTCGCAACAATACCATTTAAGTTATTGCCCGTGTTATCACCTGTTAATACTGCTGTATCTAATACTTGCTCGATTAACTCATTTGCATGCTCTCTAAAGTCTGTTACAACAGCTGGTGCATGGTACATTAAACGGGTAGTCATTTTCCAACGCTCTGCAAGCTCTTTGGTTTGCAAAGAAGTGGTTTTATATTCACCATCGATTAAAGGCTTTAAAGCTCCCTCTGCGATAAATTGAGCAGTACCCTCTTCATTGATACGATCAGTAAAATAAATGTTTTCCGTTCCAGGCTGATACTTAACAGTAACCAATCTCATAAAAATTGGTGCCGGTTTTGGCGTGTGGCCAATTTCTGCATCGATGTAGTTGCCGAACAATGGAGAAAATCCTCCTGTAACGTTAGGCACAACGTTTGCGGTAGTCATTAACGCTGCGGCTTTAAACGCTAAAGTTTCGTTATATTTTGCGTTACCTTTATCGGTTGATGACTTAAATCCAGAATCCTTAATGTTTTTTTCAATGAAATCAAGTAAAGCACCTTTTTCTTTTGCTCCACCTTTTTCTTTGAACTCATTAACGATTTTAGCTAAATCATCGTGCTGTTTCTGCATAGCGGTTACAATTTCGCTAACTGTTTTTTCTGTATTATCTACAGTGTCGGTAAATTTAGCAGATTTAATCGATTCGGCAACAATAGCCGAAATAGCTTTTTTAGCTTCTTCGCTTGTTAGCCCTTGTTTTAATAATTCTGGCAATGCATTTTCCACTGCCTTTGTTGCGGTATTCTCAATTTCTTTTAGAGCAGCCGCTTTTTTTTCTTCTTCAGTCATTTTCTGATTAGTTTAAATAATTATCCCAAATTGTGTTAACTTTTGGTTCGGAAAAATAATCCCAAACCGATTTAGACTGCTCATTCTGCGGGTCTGCTTTTTCTGGAGTGATTATTTCGGCTCCCGATAATGTTATGATTGATGTTGCATCGTTTGAACCTCCAGCAACAACTAAACTTCCTTCTTTATAAATTCCCAATTCCTCTACGCCCCAAAAGTAACCGCTTTCGTATGCGATATCCTTATTAGCTATACTTTCAACACGACTATCAAAATAAGCTTTATTTTCGCTTAAATCTTTATCAGTTGAATTGGCAGCTAGCTTAATCTTATGGTAAACCATTCGGATTGAGTTTTCAAATTCAGCTAAACGGCCTTTAATGGCTTCTAATACATCTGGCCTCATCGCTTTTTCTGGAATTTCGAATACTAAAGCTTCTGTTTGACCGTAGTAATCTTTGCCAACCAAAGACCAATCTAGCATAGCCGTAAACATGTTAATATCTTTAGGCCATGCGGCTATGTTCTGAAAATCCAATTTATGATCTAATGCGTAATAAACTTTTCCTTGTTGCTCTGATTTAGTTTTATTAAAACATCCATCAAAATGAACGTCCTTATGGCTGTCCATATATCTAGTGGTGCTAATAACAGGATAAACGTATCCCTCTTTAACTTCGAAGTTTGCTTTTCCCGTAACTCCAGTCCTAGATATATCAAGATTTAAAAAGCTGAATTGATGCTTCTTGTGCGATTCAAATATTGCCGCTTTCTTTAAGCCGATAAGTTTATCCTCGTTAGCTTTTAGCTCACGAAACATATCTTCCTTAGTCGCAAATTCTTTTTCTGGAAACTCGATGCACTTAAATACCATTATTTACAGATTGGCTGTTTATTAACATACTTTTGCTTTTCCTCAATAACTTGCTTTAATTGTTGATCCTTAGTCTTAGACTTAGTTTCTTCCAACTCCTTAGCCGATTCCTTTGATTTATCGCTCATGTAACAAATGTAACTATAATGTTATGATATATGCAAATAAAATAAAAAAGCGTTCGGAAACCACTCCGAACGCTAAAACAAAACAAACCTAAAACTTATGAAAACATGAATATTCCGGTTCATGCTTGTAGAAAGGACAGGATTCGAACCTGTATGGATTTAAGTTTAGTCAAGTTTTTTGGGCTGTATCGTATTCCCATCTTCTCACTCGATAAAACAACCTTGTAACGATCACTACTTAGCGTCTACCATTCCGCCACCTTTCTATTTGCAGAGATGTAGTTCCCTGCCGACTGTTTAAGCTACCGCTCTAAGCGATGGATTGAACATTTGTACAACTTTGCCAGTTGAATTTAAAACAATGCTCGATCTAACATACTATTTAGCCCGTCAATACCATGCTGCCCCAAGTAGAAAGGCGATCATTAATCAATCCTTTCTTATTTTAGTTGGTAATGTGGAGCAGGAGGGATTCGAACCCTCGTCCAAACTAATTTCAATTAAACGTCTGTGCAAATGTTTTGTACGTGAGCAGGGAGTCGAACCCTGCAATTTTAACCACCACGTATTTTGTAATAAATCGGTTAATCTCATCCAAACTTAACCGAATCTAAATTAACGCCCTAATCGTAATCAGGCTCTCTGTTCTGATTACACTTCAAATATCGTAATTAATTCTTTTGGTTGTATGTATTAATGTTGTGACAAATCTTTATTTGCCAATTTAAGAACGCAATACGATACTATTGCAAATGAACCAAATAAATAAATATTGTCGAAATCTTTATGAAGTTGTATTTCAACTATCCTTATTAGAACAGCCCAAAACATAGACATTATAACTATTTTCAATAAACAAACTATAAACTTCATAACTAATGAATATAATATTTTAAATTACCACCTAAAGGATAAACTTCCATAAGTCTTTTGAATATTTTAATTGAACGATAATCTATAAACCGATAAAAAAGCTCTTTAGATATATTTTCATTTCTTTGTTTACAATTAATCAAAACTGTTAATTTCTTGTATTTCAATCTAACAGATATTCGGTCATTCTTAAAATCATCACCATTAAATCCTTTCTCAAAACTTATTGTTTCCATACACCAAAAATAACAAAGCCTACCCGAATTAACGAATAGGCTAAGTATTATTTCTGTTACGATGCTCCTCTAAGTTTTCCGCCAACAATCCTGCCTCTTTTTAGGTATGCCGAATATCGATTACTAGTCATATATGAAACGGTGCATCTACATCTGATTCGATTACGTGCTGTATAGTTTACATCCCCTGGCCTTAATCCCTCATCTGGAGAAAATCCGACTTCTTCTAAAACAAACTTATCTTCTAATTTTATTATCGTATCGTTTTCATGTAAATGAGTTGGTCTTTCCCTTACATCATTACGACCTAACCATACTTTATATCCCTGAGTACCGCTTTCCTCAATCCATGATCTTGCAGCTACATCTTTGCCTAAATTCGATAGTGTCGTTGCTTCAGTACGCGATATAGTTGCGGTTCTTAGCTTTAGTTTACCATTAACTAGCCTTTCAAATAGCCTAATTGATCCGTCTCGATCTAAGCCTAAAGCATTTACCGATCCTAAAGCTTCGGTTATGATATCTATTGTTGTTTGGTTTAATTCCCTTTGTATTTGGTAAACGTAGGTTAATGCGTAATCCCTAAATATACTTTGCCAAACATCTACTAATAAATCTATTGCCGATGCTTTTTGAGTTTCTAAACCTCTTTGCCTGTAATATTCTTGTTTGGCTATCTTTAACGGTAAATTAGAGTAGGCCTGTTGGTATGCGACAGTCCAAACATTCCCATTAATAAGTGACGCGGGATTTACTTCAGTTCCCATTTGCCTAACAAATTCTATTACGGGAGCTATTGAATCCTTTAATGCTTTACGAAATATCGGCACGATAGTTTTTTCAGCAATACGCTGTTGACGTTGCCATATCTTACGTTCTATTCTAAATTCCTTTAGCATCTATATTATTGATGTTTAATTGCTCGTCTAATTCTGGAGTTTCATTTGCCAATATAAAGCCTATTTCAATGCCTTTATTAATTGCTTTGACTATCTCGGTTGCATCGATCGTTATCGTTAACTCCGCCATTATAAAACCTCCGTATTAGGATCTACCTCTAATTCACCACTTACGATATCGCTTAATAGCATCATGCCAGATGGTACTAATATTGCTGACCCCATTTCTCCGCCAATCTCATCAAAACCAAAAACCTTTCTTCTTTCATCCTCGCTGATTGATGGAGTTCCGTAAACGTTCTTCATCATCACTAAATCGGGAGCTAATTCGCTATATTCCGTTAAATCAGAAACAGCTATAATGTCGGGCCACCATTTAGCAATTACTTGTGTTAATTTTTGATCGAATTTCTTTAGCTCGGAAATAACCAAGTTGGTTACCAAAGCTTTATACCCTGTTATTATGCTGTTTTCGCTTGATTGGCTTGCTACTGGAGTTAAAGCCCAGGGAATACCCATAATAGCAAATATGTTTTTCCATCTGCTATCCTCTGATTTATTGATTTCCATTTCGGCAAGCGTATCACCATAAGGAGTAACAACAACCTCACCATTAGTAAACTTCATTTTACGGTTATTGGTTGCGCCTTGCATATCTTCCAAAACAGTAGCTTTTAAAGCTTTCATCTGTTCAGCAGACATTTTATTAATTGTCTTGCCTTCGTTAGTTACATCCTGTTTTGCGCTGAACAAAGTACCTCGCCCGCCATTTTCAAAAGCGGCACGTTCGGCAATATTTCCGGCATCGTTTAATATGATATCTTTAGAAGCTGGTATATCTAATCCATAACCTTTTAAAGTTGATTCTAAATTAGGATTCCAATGCTTTAAATGAAGTACGCTATCTTTAGTTAATTCAATAGAATCACCATTTAAGCAGGTATAAACGTAATGATCTACATTGTCAAATCTGCCGTTATTTTTAACGATTTGAATACGATTAGGGTTTAAAGAATGAACATCAATCGGCTTGTTATTTCTGGTTAACCCTTCCCCTAATGTTTCAAACCATAAAAACCCAGATCCAAAATTATAGTTATGCCAAAAGTCTTCCATCTTTTCAATGGTAAACATTTTGCCTAATTCATGATCTGATAATTGATCTAAAGCCTGTTCTTTAATTGTATTTCTTTCTGGATTGGATATGGTTTTTGAATAGAACTTGTCAACTGATTTAGTGCCTTTTTTACGATTAAATGTAATGGGGGCTTCAACCATTTTTCTAACTATGATATTTGCCCCTGTAAAGAATATCTTATTGCCGTATGCTTCACGATTGGATAAGCCCCAACTAAACATACGTTCACTAAACATTGATACACCTAATGATAGATTAGGGCTAATGCCCCATAACGACTTAGCAACGGGTTCTAATACAGCAGCCGTTACGCTTTTAAGATAATCCTTTATTGCCATACTGTAAAAGTAAACTAAAAAATTGTAATAGCAAAGTTACAATTAACCTGCAAAAAATTCAGGTTCATTTTGTTGAGGTTTAATTATAGGCCATGCAACGTATCGGATAGGGTCAATGTAGTGATTCCATAAGTCAACAGGAACGCCTGATTTTTTATCGTGCCAAACATAGTTATTAAGCTCTTTTATGATAGGTAAGCTTTCTGGCCCCGGATCTACAACTATTTCGTAATCTTGCATATCCTTAATCCCTGCGCCAACGGAACCAGGAGGCTTGAAGGCACCGCTTATATTTAACCCTAATTCTTCTAGCTCGGAAACTAATCTGGATTCGGAGCTATCACCGATTATCTTTGATGTTATGCCGGCATAAAATAAATTAGCCTGATATATTGCTGAAGTCGACATTCCAGGTTTGCCAAAACACCCCTTAACATAAATCTTTTTGCGCTTATTACTTACAGCTACTTTTACAAGCGTGGTAGGATCGTTGCTAAAACCATAATCTTGACCAAACTGATACGGTAAAGATTCATCGAACAAACCTATAGACCAATTATCAAAAACAACTCCTTCAGCATTATTTAACCACCCCCCTTTAACAATATGTTTATAATATAAAGCGTTCTTACGTTGCTTTGCTGGCAGTTTTTCCCTATCATCTTTATGTGTTGATTCATAAACCTCATAATCCAAACGCTTTAATTCAAAGTCATTCCAGATATTATCAGCAATTAGATCACGCTCCATATCAAGGTAATCAGAATGAATGTAAAGAACATTACCCTTAATTCCGTTGAAGCCTTCTTCTATACCCTCATTTTCATAAAATTCTTCGTATATCCAATGTGTTTTAGTCGTTGGATTCAGAAGCAATATTGAAAGGTTACGAACGTCTTTTGCTCTTATTGATTTCTTTATCTTATCCCAATTATCAAATGAAGGCATTTCTTCTGCCTCTTCTAAAACGAAAACAGAAAAGTCTTTTAGTGACTTTAAAGATGCGGTTTGATTTCCGCTTGAAGTCTTAATTCCTTTGAATACAACTTTACTTTTGTTGTTAACTCCCTCAATACGGTCTTTAGTTACCGTAAAAGCATCGTGCGCATTAAGCATTTCAATTTTCTCGGTAAACTCTGGAATTATACTGTCTTGCGCTGAAGTTAAAGTATATCGAGTATAAAGCACCCTGTGTACAAAGTCTTTTGCGGCAACGCAAGACCATGTTCCTACAGCGAAAGATTTCTGACTATTACGGCCTCCGGTAATAATAACGGTATCGACATGATAAAGCTCATTATCAGGTAAACAAGAAAGCCACTCAAAAAGTGGCTCATATTTTTCCGAAATCTTTAGTTCCATTACTTTGATCCTTTAGTAAATACTATTGGTGTAGGGTTTATCGATTCGCCTTTGGTAGTTAAATCAAGTGATTGTAATGACTTACCGTAAGCCCTATCCAGTAATATTTCAGCAGCTTTAGTATTTCCGCTTTTAGCTTCTTTCAACAAAGCTGCTAATATTTTCTTTGCTTCGCTATCGTCATCATCCTCATTGCCAAGAACTTCAACTAATAAAACATCTAATTTAGGTAGCTTTTTAGGCCTTCCATTTGGATTCCCTGTAACGCCTTTTTCGAATGGTGTCGCTCCTGCTGGTATCTCTCCTTTTTTGAATGGCATATTACTGTATTATTACTGTTTAAAGTCAAATATACTAAACATTTTTATATTGCTCCTGGAAAAGTTCATCTTCTTGATTTAATCCAGTTTTTAAAATCTTCTAAATCTTTTTTTGTAGCTTGTCTTATTACTCCTGTTGGTTCTGATTTAATTCTTTTAATCATAAAACCTCTTGCTGATTCATTCATAATTTACTCCATTTAATTTGGTTTTGTTCATCTTCTTGCTGTGATATTCCTAGTTTCTTTAGTATTTCCGAGCGGTAAAGCATTGGGTCTTGTGTTGGGATATATGGTAAAACTGCTCTTAGATCAAGACTATCTTTCCAAAATATTTTATACATGCTATGATCAGAAAATAAATCATCATTTTCAAAATCAAACATAGCTATTGATCTTTGCCCCCTCATATTTTGCGCCTCCTTAAACTCTATCTTTATCATTTGGTTAAATTTAAATGTTATCAATCAAAGACCAATCTAGTTCATCTTTTTCTTCGTTAGACATTCTATCGTAGCAACTAGAATCAATTCTGTAAAAATAAGATTTATCTGTGCCTTATTTATAAAGCGATATTGTTTTTCTAACATCAGATAATTTATTGCCACATGATGGGCAAATAACATCTGTACTTGGATTATGAGCAGGCTCTATATCAAACGGAGAATCAAACCATCCGAAAATATCTTTTCTTATTTCCATATTTATATCATTTGTTTTCATAATCCCGATGTATTAAGTTCTTGGCCTCCCCGACCAGATAGGCAAATCTACCTTTTAATTCAATACGGTTTTGTAACATTACTGTTGCTTGTTGAACTTTTTTAAAGCGTTTCTCTTATTTATTGCCTGTATGTAAACACAATTAATATTTAATTTAACTTTAATTTTTCCTAACAGGTCTTTTGCTGGATTTGGTTTTGTAAAATCTAAAATAAAATCACGCTGTATAAATTCAGCTAGTTTTATTTCTTTAGTTATTTTATTAATTTCGAATAACGCAAGACCTCTTATCTTCCTTTCAGATCTAACCATCATCAATTCTTTTTTTACTTCAGCTTTTTTTTCGAAGTTTATAATGTCCTTTTTTTCTTTATCTATTTTCATATCACCCCTTTTTTAGTCTGTTGATTGGTTTGTTCGCGTTCCGTTGTTCGATATATGTCTGAAGCATTTCGGGCTTACAGAACGGAGATATAAACGCGGTCCAATATGTCAGGTCAAAACCCTTAACAATATCGCCAATTAAAGTTACCAAATCTTCTGACGTCCTTAAGATATATGTTGGCGATAATTGGGTCATATGTGCCGCGTGTACGATTTTCTGATCATCGCTTATAATTCCTGTTTCCGTTTTCATTTCAATTCTGTAGGTATTACCGGACCAAACGAAGTGCATATCCTGTATTCCGTTTATAAATCCAGCTGCTTTTAACATCCCCCATTCTACAGGCGATCTTTTCGCCTCGTTAGCCACGTGATAAAGGCAGTACCTAGTTTGTGGGTATTTGTTCCAGATAAATTGACAGGCCTTGGCCTGTATCTTAAGTTCGGAGTAATTTGTCCCTAATGTCCTTTTCATGTCCTAATTATTTTAATTATTTATTTCGTTTGTTTGCTGTATTTCTGTTTTTTTTAATGAAAAGGACAAAAGGACAAAAAGGACATAGAAACGTGTTTTTAGTGTTTATATGTATTATAATAACATTATAACTATATATATAGTTATATAATAGTAGTATATATACTATTAATTATTTGTCCTTTTGTTTATTTTGTCTTTCTATGTCCCAAACGTCCTTTTGTCCCAAAGTATTAAAAAAATGCTTTTAAATATCCTTAATGATGGTTTTTAATTATTTCATTTGGGACATGAAAAGGACAAAAAGGACATTCACTTTTTGCTTTTGATGTATTTTATTAAAGGTTCTGCCGCGAGAGCAAAATCTTTACGATCAATTACGCAAATTTTAAGATATTTTAAATGATCCCAACACCAAGACCATTCTTCTCTTATGGCGCCTAAGCCACTAATGTATATTTTTGTATGAGGCGGATTTATCATGCATATGTAGTAGAATATAATTCTATACCGATTTTTTAGAGTACTTTCCATGAGCGACTTTAACTATTAAACTACCAATATTATCCTTTAACCATCTTTTCGCTGACTTTTCACCTATACCATGAATCGTTGTTCTATCTAGAAATTCAGCAGTCGTAAAAATTACCTCATTATCTGGAAGCATATCAAAAACCTCTTTCCATTGAGCTGTAAGCGATTCTGATTTATCTCCCATTCTTGACCTTATAGCATTCTCTACAAAATATTCTGATAGCATATGCGCCCATTCGGCAGATTTTATATCTACTATTCCGTCTACATATTTTGTTTCAGAACACGCATATTTAATCATATGGTTTATTAAGGCGAACCTATGTATATAGGTTTCCATTTTGGATCTAATCGCTTTAATAAGATTGCTATCGGTCGCGTTTATCTTATCTGTGTTAACTCTTTGCCATCTCTTTATTGCTAAATAAGCTTCTTTTGAGTAGTTAAGCTGTATGCTTTCTGGTTCATCGAATGAATTAAATCTAAACTGAATATCTTGAAGCTTATCTATTATTTTAGTATATGAATCAACGCATGTAACAGATACATCTTCATCATTCCAATATTCTTTTTTTATAGCATCAGGATTTATTATAAGCCATCTATCAAAAAAACCACTTTCTTCTTTTCCTTGAAATGACTTTTCTAAAACTGATGGCTGAATTGTTCCTATTATGTTTATTACAGGCTCGTTAATTCTTATTGACGCGCTTGTTTTTCTATCAACAACGACTGATTTTCCGGACCATACCGACAGATAAAACTGTTCATCATTTCCTTTATTGTAACGCTGAAAAGTATTCAGGAAACCAGATAGCTCATCATTGTAAATCAATATTCCGCGTTCGTTTTTATGAAGTTGTTGAACAACAGCCTCTGGAGTTGCGTCGCTTACTATTGTTTTAATCAATGGGGGTGGTAATTTGTTTGCGTTTTTTTCGTCAAGCATAAAAAGCTTTACAGTTTCTTTATATTGTTTATAAAGCTCCTTTTCTCTTTTTTCAATAGGCCGTAAAGCCCAAGACAAAGGAGCGGATTTATTTACACCAGGAACTGAAGATATAGCCATAAATAATGTTGGCCTCTCTGTCCATCCCTCTTTTATTCTTATGCTATAGGTATTTCCGAAAGCAGACGCAGCAGCACAAAGTATTGAAGCGCAAAGAAAGTCTTGGTTGAATTTATAAACACTGCATACTTCTAATATAACATCTTCAATCTCTTCTGGGAAAAAATTAATAGGAAATATCGTTGATGATTCTTTTAACATATTTTTACTTTTTTAAAACTGTAAGTAGCCAAAAAATTATTGTTTTGGTAATTTATCAAGATATTCTTTTAGCTTTATCTCTTTTTCATCTGAAAGTTTTTTATCCCCTCTCATAATCATCGAAAAATACTGCTCATGAATACCGATAACTCCAGCTAAAAAGTTTTGCTTTAATCCGCTTTCACGAATTCGCTTTTTAAGTTGTTCGTTCATATTGTAAATATATATAAAATTAAAACTATTTCAAAATACTATCATAAAATTCTATACTTTCTCCGTTGCGAATCGCACTGTCAATATCTCTAGTATTAACCATATACCAATTAGGCTTATATCCCATTGCCGCACCGAACTGCTTTAACCAATTTTCTTCTGCTGGTCTTTCTTTCTTTTGAATTAGTCTTTGTGATTTTGCTATTCTTATTGCGTATTGAGACTTATTTTTAGTCTTGGCATAGATCGCAAGCTGTTCTGGATTTAATTCACTTAAACGCATTCCTATTAATTCCGTGTAAGGCTCTCTCTGATCCACAAGTTCGCCTTGCTGGTATTGCATTTCTACTTTCGGGAACTCATAATCACACCATTTGCAGAACATCGCTGAAGTGTGAAGATAGCTATCGCATGATGGACAAAGCTTAACGGGTGCGGGAAGTTCAGCCTTTTTTGGTTGTGGCAACCAAAGTTTTTCCCAATCTCGGTCCGCATCCCATGCGCCAAAACGCTTAAAATTAAGGCCGTAATCTAATACTATGAAATTATTTTTAGTTGGTAATGGCCGACCACCTCGTCCACACATTTGAAGGTAAAGAGGTAATGATGTTGTAGCCCTAAAAAGTACTACCAAGTCAATTTTTGGGTTGTCATATCCTTTAGTTAAGGCCGCGACACTTACCATTATATCAACTTCTTCGCCATGAAAATTATTTATATGCTGTTCGCTTTCTTCGTTCTTACTATGATATATAGCGCACTTATAACCATGCTCTAAAAGATTATGGTAAACATCGTCACATTGTTTAATCGAGGCAACATAAATAATGCACTTATTATATTTAATGTTTCGCAAATCTTCGTAGAGCCCATCGTAAATTTCGGTTTTACCAAAAGCGAACTCCTGCGATTTTTCTGTGTACTCGCCCCTGCTGTCGGTCTTTAAATCGGATTGTTCAATCTTCTCACGCCCGATAGGTCTATAAGGTGCAAGAGATCCGTTTTGTATTAATTCCTCTACCTGTGGTCCTACAACTATTGATTTGTATAGATCTGGCAAAAATTTAGCCCATCTCCACGCTGGGGTTGCCGTAAATCCTCCGCGCATTCCTGGAAAAAGCTTAATTACTTTTTGTGTTGTGCCAATATGAGCCTCGTCCGTTAGAAGAATTAAATTATCACCTAAATCTAAGAATTGATCTATAATTGATTTTCTATTTGCTAATGATTGCGACATAGCAACATACACAGCGGATGGCCGGACTACGAAATAATTTGTTTTTGCATTTATTCGGACCGCATTAAATTCATTACTTAATTGAGTGAATATTTTCTTACTTTCAGTTAGTACCAAAAAAGTAAATCCTTTTGATGTTCCGCGTTCGATAACTTGCGACATCATATAAGACTTTCCGCTACCTGTTGGAGACTGCCCTATAACGTGCTTATCCCTGAATAATGCTCGAATGAAATTATTAACGAAGTCGACTTGATATTTTCTTACTTCTCTCATTCGGAAACCTCCAATTCTTCAATGCAGATTTTGTGGTAATCTGTTTGCCAAATGTTCATGCTAACTTTATGATAAAACTCAAGCATAAACTGACCATAACAGTCTAACCATTCCGAGCTTCTAGCCTTTTTGTTGTGGTCCATAACATATAAAAGCAATTGTTTTCTTGCTTTAAAAATGCTTAGATTAAATGAATGTTCTTTTCTTTTTTCTGGCTGATCGTGCCGATAGCTAACTAACCTATAAATTTTCATAACAAAATAAAGCCTTTCGAGCATCCAAAACCCCGACAGTTAAGAACGCCCAAAAGGCTCTTTAGTTTTTTAAATACAACGTGTCGGGCGTTGATTATAATACACTCCAAATATACTACATTCTAATCAAAACATAGACATTTGGCCGGGTTTAATCTGACTTTAATATTGCTTTTTCAATACTCTTCTATTCCGGTTACCTCCATGTCATGTTCAGATAATGGGTTTTCTATATCTATTGATGCTTGATATCCAGAACAAAATTTAACCCATTCCTCAAATTGTTCATCGGTGCATTCGCAAGGAGCTGATACTGTTATTATAAATTGCTTTCTCATATCTCTAATTTTAATTGTGTATTTGGTTTAATCATCCTTTGATCTCTTTGCCTTATCCATTCAAGGCCGAATAATCGGATAAGCAGTTTTCTGTTTGGTGGGTGTTCCACGTTAGAATAGTTTGGTTTATATAACATATCCGGTAAATAAATTATTAGATGCTGCATCCATTTCAGTTTTTGGGAAACCATATTTATCAATATCTAACTTCCTTTGTATTATTTTTTCAATCCAACAATTAGCTTTTGGATAGAATGTTTTATCTATTTCAAATCCGTATGCTTTACGATTTAATTCTATTGCGGCCACTAATGTGCTACCACTTCCAGCACAAGGATCAATAACAACTTCTCCCTCATCGGTAAATAAGTTAATAAGCCTTTTTAATAGTCCTATTGGCTTTTGAGTAGGGTGAAGCTTTGGGTAATTATTAATATCTTCATCTTCAACCCATTCGATACAGTTCATTACCATCTTGCCTTTGTTATTAAATTTTGGCAGCTTTTCTCGATACAATAAAACTCCATATTCACAATTACCAACAATCTTCATGTTAGCCTTTAAAACTTGGGCAGAAAACTTTTTGCGAAATATTAAAGGAATATAATTATTTAAACCATGCTTTTTGCCTAATTCAATAATATCAAACATTTGATTAAATGCGCAAAAAATTATCATTGCCGGTGCTTTTCCCCTTTCTTTCGTTTCAAGGGTTGTTCGTTAAAAGGATTAGGTAAGATGGAAAGTTTAGAAGAAAAGGCAAAGAAATATATTGATCCATATTCTAAATCTATTTCGGATAAAGAAATACAGGATGCAAAATCTGACTTTAGTAACGGCTACAAAGAATGCATTTCGGACTTAAAAGAGTTCATCAGAGTAAACACAAAGGCAACCACTAAACAAATCACAGAATACTTAAACTCAT